ATAAATTAAACCATCAGGTGTTCCTCTTGGGTCATCACCTTTATGTAGTAATTTCTCCCATTCCCGTTCATATAAAAATCTTGTGTGGAAATCATCCAATTCATTATCCCAACCCCTACCATAAGCACGTTCACTCCATTTTTTTGCATCATCTTTCAACCATTGCCATTGGGATGAAGTCATACCTTCTATCATAACACCAAATTCACCAAACCCAACCCACTCATCCATAGAAACACAAGCAATTAAAAAATCTTCCATTCTAAAATCTCTATATTCATCATCCGTAATTTCTTTGTTATCTCCAGAACAATAATGACTTTTACATAAATTTCTGACCAAATTACCCTTTTTATCTAACATTATCACACCACCTTACTAAAATTCTGTACTTTTTCAAATTTAATCACTTCATCAAAACGATCATACAATGTATCACCCTTATGGGAAATTACGAATACATTTATAGAATCATCCAAACTATTGATCAGCTTCATGAATTCCTCTGTTCCTGTGGAATCCAACGAACTATCAAATACCTCATCCAACACAAGTAGATTGGTATTTGCACTGTTTTTCAATTTTGCAATTGCTCTCCAAGTGAATAGTAATGCAAGATCAATTCTCATTTTCTCACCTTCACTAAAAGATGCATAACTAAATTCATCACGATGACGACTACGAATAACCTCATTGAATTCTTCATCCAATGTGAAATCGAAATAAGAATCCATTGCAGACAAATGTTTGTTGATCAACTTATTCATAATAGGTAGATACTGTCTGACTATCCTTGTCTTGATACCCGTATCCTTCAATAATTCATTTGCAGTTTCATAATACAATTTCTCCTGCATAAACTCATCCTTCTGTTTAAGAAATTCAGTTTTTTCCTCATTCAGAATTTTTAGTCGTTCATTATCATCTATGGATTTATCCTTTACCTTTTCGAGATACTCGATTTCCTCCTGCATGACTCTATTCATGGATTTATTTGAACCAATATTGGATTCGATCCTTCTTACAGAGTTCTTTGCACGTTCTAATGATTCCTCCACATCATCCCAATAATCATCCCGTTTCTCTTCTTCATCGATAGCTTTCACTATGAGCTCTACTCCGATCTTCAATTCCTCTACTTGTGAAAGGTTATCGGTAACTATTGGTTTTTTGTGTTCTAGTCCTATAGATTGCTTACATTTGGGGCATTCGGTTTCGTGTTCAAAAAACTTAATGGACTTCTCCAATTTGTTAATCTGACCCTCAATACTACCCTGATACCCATACATTTTGAATACTTTTTGTTCCCATTCCGAATGTCCAGAATATTCCTCTAAAAGAGTAGAAACCTTTTCTTCGGCTTCCGATTTGTCGGTAAGTAGTGTCTCAGTGCTTCGATCATTTTCTGCAATCTTGTCTTTGGTTTTCTGAATCTTATCATTATTGATCTCCAATACTTCGTTCATATACTTTTTTTGAACATTGATTTTTTCTTCGTTCAGTTCAAGTTTGTTGTTATTATCTATCGTATTTCCCCTATTTTCTCCAATACGAACTTTCAATAAGTGATTCATCAGAGAAAATACTTGGATATCTAATAGATCTTCGATTATCTCCCGTCTATGATTTAATGGGAGTTGCATGAACGGTAGAAAAGAACTGGAACCCAACAATATAATCTGTGTGAATGATTTGTAATTGAGTTTCAGTACCTGTTTTTCTAAAATATCTTGATAATCCCTAGATTTGGCATCTTGGTTCATCAAACGACCATCGATATAGATTTCAAAAATACTTGGTTTGATACCTCGTCTTACCAAGTATTCCTTACTACCAATCTCAAATTCAACCTCAGCTACACATTCCCTTTCGTTTATAGAATTCACCAATTGTGGTTTATTTATTCTCCGAAATGGTTTAGAGAATAATGCAAACGTCAATGCATCCAACATGGTTGATTTACCAGACCCATTATCACCCAACACTAAAGTAGTACGGGTATTGTTTAGGTATACTTCAGTGAATCTAGAACCAGTAGACAGAAAGTTCTTGTACCTAATTACATTAAATATTATCATCCTATATCAAGTGCCTCGATGTATAAATCCTTTAACAAATTATTCAATCTACCCTTGTCTACATCGAGACTCATCGAATCTACATATTTTTCCAAAATAGTCAATGTGTCCTCTGCTTCATCAACTATCTCATCATCGTCTATCAACTCGTTACTACCCTCTAATATGGAAATATTTTGTGGACTACTCATATACAACCCATCTATAAATTTATCAAAGAAAAAAGGATTCTGTTTATTTCGTACAACTACTTTGACATACGTTCCCTCATATGACTGAAAATCAGTCATAACATCATCCAAATGGTCTGCATTAGTATCATCATAATAGACCATGTTAAATAATTTGTACGGGTTCTCTATGAAATTTAACTCACGACTTTCCGTATCAAACGTATGAAACCCCTTTTTTATATCGTAATCACTCCACATTATTTCGTATGGAGAGCCCAAATAGTAAATATGCCCATCATCACTCTTATAATGAAAATGACCACTATACACAACATCAAACTTCTGAAAAGTCTTTTTACTAATCCCATGATTACATACCGCACCTTTAAACATTGAAAACCCACTGACCTCAAGATGACCCATCAAGATTTGTGCGGGAGTATTCATAATCTCCGTCATGGAATCCTCTAAATTATCTGGATTAATCCACGGCATAAAACAGATATCCAATCCATCAAAAGTAACCGTTTCGGGTCTATCATAGATATGGATAAATGGTGCATCACCAAACAACTCATTTACTGCATTTATTCTATTTGTGTTTCTGTAGTATGTGTCGTGATTGCCAATAATAATATGAGTATCGATTCCACTATCTTGGAGTCGAAAAATAAAATCAGTCCTAAGACTATTAAGCGTGACAAAATTAACATATTTCCTCCTGTCTACCAAATCACCTAAGTGTATTATGGTTTTTATATCGTTGTCAATGATATACGGAAAAAATATATCACTATAAAATTTCATCATGTAATCACTTATCACACCACTGTCATTTCTTGCCCCGAAATGTGTATCTGTTATTAATGCAATTTTCACTAATTACTCCATAAATTCTTCAAGACTACCAAGTGATTTTCCTTTTAGTCGTTTTTTGGCCCTACGTTTCAAGTCTCTTTGAATACTTTCTACGTCCTTGTTTCCTATCACTTCTACTATAACATCCTCACCCTCCAAATTTTCCAAAATACCACTATTCTCAGTCACCAAATGTTTTATATAAAATTGTTTTTTCTCCTTCTGTATTATTCTAAGGAATGCATAATAGGTTATTTGTGTGAAGTATGCAAACGGATTCTTGGACTTTTCTGGATCAAAATTTGTACAATACCGAATACAATTCTCGACCCCATCCATCACCATATCATCTCTGTATGTGTAATTCATGAAATTGGGTTTAGACGAAAGTCCTTCCCCTATCATCAAAAAACATCCAGCTATATACTCAGGAATGGATGGGATTTCATCACCATAATTCTCTGCAACTCTACACAATTTCTTATACTCTACAAGAGCATTATACAATTTTTCATTATCAACGTAATTGGGCATAGCATATTATACCATATTTTTCGCCATTTGTCAAGGCGTTATACTTTCTTCTGCAAAAAATGATTCCAGGTTTCCTGCATTTATGTCCTCCTTTACTGCAATCAATGGATCAGCAACGGGAAGTGCATCATCTTCAGTATGTTTTCTATGTCCTCTAAAGGAACGTTTAGTTGCACCAGTGTACCAACAATCCCAATCATCATCAAACAATTTATATTGTTTTCCACCGATTTCTTTTCTTGCCCAATCCTCAAATGTCATCTTGTTGAACCATCCAGCCATCAACCAAAATACACGATAAACCCTTGCAAGGTTCTTAGTCCAATGTTTTCCCACATATGGATTCCCACGTTCAAGTTTGTTCAGTGGACAATATCGTGTTGGATACGGTCTGATTCCCAACTTGACACATTCGGTCATTCTATAATTTGCCTCCTGTGGTTTATCTGCAAAATTGAACAGTACATAAGACATTATTGCCGATTTAGGTACTCCGTGTTTCTTCAATTTTTCAATTGCAGGTTGGAATATCCCATCTTCCTCAATCCTATCAAATGCAAGTCTCATTCCAGTTCTACCAAATTTGGTTTTACCCAACAAGTCTGCAAGATCATCTGTTATGAACTTACAATCAAACCCATTATCAAATACGACTCGTTTATCCTTCTTATGTGCAAACGTGATCACATCTTCTATATGTTCCATAGGTAATGACGATAAATTATTATCTGATACCATCATATACGGACGATCATCCAAAATATGTTCCTTCCATTCTGGATTCACCCACAAACCACCACTGTCCTCTCTTGGTTCAATTTTCCAAACCACACAATATGGACAGAAATGTGGACATCCCCTCGTAGTAAAAATGAACGAAAACTTATTCCAGGGATCCTCCATACCCCATTGTTCATATGCTTCGTAATCGGGTGGACTCATATCAAGATCCTTCGAGAACCCTTTGAATATAGTCACATGAGGAAATAAATCCGTTATAGCTTTACTCATGATGGATGCATACACTCCACCCACTATCACGGGAACCCCACGATTTAGGAAATTTACAGCTTTAATGGAATCATGTACTTTCTCAGAATCATAGGTAAACAGTGATGTAACACACACCAAATCTTCACCCACTGGATTATAATCCCTCTGATATACTACCTGAACCCCATGACGTTTTGCAAATGTGGATATTTTTGCAAGTCCTAGTGGCAAGTATTTCCTTGCAAAATGTGGTTCAAGTAATACAATCTTCTTTGCATTACGAATTCTACTAATAGTGTCTGCGTTTCCCTCGAAATCGATTCCTTGTGTCTTGATTGCCTTTGCAGCCTTATCGGCAGTATCAGCATAATCGAATCCGTCGATTCCTGCAGTAAAATTTATAGAACCCCTTTTACTATCCTTGTGATCCTTTTTAATCTGATCGACTGACCATGCAGATGACATTTTTACCTCTCCTTAAATTAGCCTTGACAAATCCCAAAAAATATGGTATACTAGCGTGTCTACCTGGGACAGATAGGGAATAGTAATTACTCATTCCAGTCCACAACCTTAAACGTATAGTTAAACTCTTGTTCTTCATATATATTTAGCCTACCTAGAAAGTGATTCCAAGTGTAATTATCCTTATTGTTGGTTCTAAAATCATCAGCTATATCATATAGATTCACATCTGATTTATCTTCTGTAGTTCTCAATCCCCTACCAATTGATTGTAGGTTTCTAATACGACTCTTATGTGGTGATGCAAATACTACATTATGTAAATTTTTAATATTCACCCCCTGTGAAAATGTACCATATGATGCAATTACAATATTGTCATTTGACTTTTCTACCGTTTCTCTAACCATTTCCCTCTCCAAGGCATCAACTCCACCATGTATAAGAAATACATTCTTGTTTGTGTATTGTGGTATCATATCATACAACACCTTACCATGTTGTTCTACCCTCGTATAAAGGATCAAAGTATTTCCCGTACATTCGGAATTTACAAATTGAGCTATATATTGGTTCCTCTCTGGCATAGTAACTATAAATTTTATTTCGTCTTGGAATTCCAATTTACTGACTATTTTACGGTCTGCATCCGAATGTTGTATTTGTATACAATGAATATTCAATTGTGCAAGTATTTTTTTATCCATCAACTCCCTTGAAGATGTAGTCTCATGTACCTTACCAAATAATCCCTCTAATGACAATAAATTTATATTTGAATCATCGGGTAATGTTCCTGTGGTTCCAATCCTATATTCACAGTTTACCAACTTTTCCATTATTCCAATCAATGATGTTGCTTTGAATCCATGTGCTTCATCACCAACAACCATTCCAAACTGTTCAAAAAATGGTTGACCTAATCTGAATATCGATTGCCATGTACTGATAATAATAGGTTTCTCAGTTTCCCTATCTGCACCTGCGTATATCCTATGACAATTATCCTCTGAATTCCAGGATACTACACTTGCATAATCATCGAAATCCTTGAACATCTGTTCTACCAATGATGTAGTAGGAACCACTACAAGAATTTTTTTGTTACTGTTCTGTTGATAGGATCTAATTAGACAATAAATCATCAATGATTTTCCCGAACCAGTGGGTGATACCAAAATACATCGTTTATTAATCAATGCTTCATGTATAGCCATGTACTGATATGGTCTAACTGTAATTTTCTCATCGTCCAAATGAATATCAAGACTATCAACAAAATGACCGATTATTTCTTTGGTCTTAGGATTATTAATAACCCTATAATCGTCACCTCCCAGTATACCGTATTTTCGTGATTCTGCAAAATCGATCATTTTATTGTATAGTCCACCATAGGTTCCATTATAGTACCCATGTATACCCTTTATTCGTTTGAATAAACGAATTTTCCCATCCCACTTTTTCTGTCGATAGGAAGGCATAAATTTGTAATTTGGAACCTGAAAGGTAAAAAAGTCTATAAGTTCTTGTGTGATACTAGGTTCACAATCAACCTTCATATAGACTTCATTTTCCTTGGATATGGTAATTGTATCAGGTTGCACCATTTAGAAATTTATTCCATTCGATTGCATTTTTGATATGCCATTGACGATTTTCAATTCCCTTTAAAGTTCTATTGAGGAAATCTTTCCTTATAGATGCATATTCTCTCATCTCATCTAATACACGGAGTTCCGAATCTGCAGCTATATAAGTAGGTAATTCTGATTTGATGACCACTCTATCAAATGGTTTTTCATCATATACCTCTTTTGGTGATTTTCCCAAGTAATAATCGGATTTGCTCCTCAGTAATTCTTGGTAGTCATTCTCCAAACGTTTCAATTCTAGTCCAGCTAGAGTGTGTTCTTTGAGATACTTGTCGTAGAGATATGGTGTACGGAGTGATTCTCTCACTAGATCATCTTCTATTAATTTTAAATCTGATTCTGTTTCTTCAAATAATTCTTCCAGACTTTTCATAACGACCTCCAATGGTATAGCTGCAAGAACCGTACCAACTATTTAATAATGTAATCACGGAGTTGAAAAGTTACATCTGCAACAATAACTCCACCGTCTGCTGCACTATCAAAAGCAATTGCACCCAATGCAGTAGGGAAGCAATCTCTGAAAATAACTTCTTTGTTTGTATTCTTACTGTTGGTAAGTATATGTAACGTAATATCAGATACCACATCCTGTAAACTGGGATTGACTTTTTGGTAGGTATCGGAAGTTTGTCGTAACGTATTATATTCTTCTAATATTTCAGGTGTACCCAATCCCCTCATCCAATTCAACACCTCTATATAATTTGCCAAATCCTCATCGATAAGAAATGTTGCTGTAAGTGATTCAAACTCCATTTTGTCACCAGGAATTGGAATATTGATTATTGGGGTTATTTGTTCAATTTCACCTAAAGTAACTCCAGGAACACTCACACTTTGACAAAAGAATGTTGCCATTGGTACTCGTTCAATATCAAGTCTAAATGCCAATGGACTCAATATATTGTAATTGGATGGTAAACCTGCGACAAATGCCATAACACCTCTATTTATAACCAATAAAAAGGGGGAGATTTCTCTCCCCCAGTTTAGTGTAGTGTGAAATGCGTTTACATTAAGTTAGCGACTTTAACACTTCTGTAGTATGGATTAGAATCAGCAGCACCAGGACCAGCAGCAGTAGCTACAAACGGATTTTGTTGTAGACCATAACGGGTCTTAAATCCGATTTTCGGTTGGAATGTGTTTTCCCCAACGGCACGAACCATTTGCAATGGAACATATGGGCAATAGAACAGACCAGCGTCATAAGGTGAAGTACCTTTGTAACCAATCGTGTAATATTCTGAATCGCCCAATCCTAAAGTAGCACCAGGATTACGGAAATAAGGATCGATGTAGACATTGTAACGTCCATTGAGAACACCAGCAAAGGTATTTCCAGCAACATCGGAACTTAGGTTATTATTCAGTGCAGGATTGTAGTCCAAAACACCAGCCATAGAAAGAGCAGAAGCAACGTCACCACTAGTGATAATAATATTACCACGACCACGGCGAGTATCTACTGCAATTTGGTTAGCATCACGTTCAATTTGGAAAATAAGTCCTTTGAACTTTTCTACCGACCATCGACCATTACTGTCTGTATCGAGATCAAATGTACCTGCAGCAGTAGTACCGATTGCAGCACCAGTTTTTGCAATTTCATTAATTCTACGCACGATCTCACGATTGATTTCGGCAAGAATTTCAGTTGACAGAATATTCGACAATTCCGTTTCTGCATCAAGACCATGAATTGCTTTCAAATCTTGTGCCAATTCGGTTGTGTATTCTGCTTTCAGGGCACGCGTACCAGCAGTAACAGTTGCCTTGTCGATACTGAATGCCATTTCGTGGAAATCATCAGTTCCAGCAACACCACCCATTGCTTCACCTTTGGCAGTCGTTGCGGCACCAATTGTTTGTGAACCATAGTTATTAGATGCGTGGAAAGGATCTGTATGGTTTGCTGCTGTACCACCAATACCACCAGTATCGACATCACTATCATCAGTTGCAGAATGTCCTGTAACTGCTTCATCGAATAGTGCTTCAGGATCATCATCCCTTACACCTGAAGTATCGACATATTGCGATTTCATCGCAAAAATAAGACCTGTCGGGCCTGTCATCGGTTGCACACCACAGATGTCATATGCAATCAATTGTGGCATTGCTCGTCTGACCAAACTAATCAAAATCGGGTCATATCCAGCAACAGGAGCAACTGCACCACCACCAAAACCACCAGTTCCTGCAGCATTCGTTGGTGCGGCTTCAAAAATTTCTCCAGATTCTGCACTACGTTGTTCACGCATTGCAATCTCCTGGTTTTCTAATAAAACGGCAGTTACCGTTCTTCGATACGAATCACTGATTTCAGGCAATGATTTGTGATCAAGAACAGATGCCCACTTTTCAGTGTGTTGTTCAGATAAATACATTGTTTTTATTCCTCTTTATTTAAAATTTACTTATTGTCCAGTTCTTTCCAATAGGGATGTATACTTCGCCATGCCATCGGAAACATTTGAGAATTCTGGAATTACTTCTTTGGTTTCGGTTCGATTTTCTGGAAAATAACTCTTTTTCAGTGTTTCAACCTTCGATTTAAATTCTTCGGTTGAATCACATTCGACACTCTCAACCAACTCTTTTAATTTTTCGGATTGAACTTCCGATAAACCATAAGAGACACCTTCAACGATAGAATTTTTTTCGTAATCCGTAATTTTTTCGGATAACGTTATATTTTTATCGATTTCCAGATTAAGTTTTTCTTCAAGATCTTCTACCCTTGCAGCCATGTCGTCAAATACATCTATCTTTGCTTCAGGAACGTCAATATAATGTTCCTCAAATAGTGATTTAAGACCCAACATGAAATCTTCGGATAATTCGGTACGAATTCCACGATCCAATGCAAGTTTGTTGTCTTCCATCCATTGCTCGACTACATAATTGAGATATTTGTCGACCTGTTCTGTCAATTCTGACTTGACATCCTCGACTGCCTGACCCAACTGCTCATCGAATTGTTCTTCAAGATGCCCGACTGCAACCTTGACTTTCGTATTCACGGCACCTTCAAAAATAGTAGTTGCCTTTGTACGGAATTCTTCGGAGAATTGTTCACCTTCAAGTAGAGCATCAACGTGTTTTGTACTTTCTTCTTTATCCGTATCAAACGTGATATCTGGATCAAAACTCGATTTAACTACTTTCTTGGTAGACGTACTCGTAACTTCCTTGTGGAATTTTACAATGGACTTTTTATTTTCCGTTGCAAATTTTGAGGCTGCAATTTTTGACTTCTTAGCAGTTGCACCCTTTACACTACTTTTGATGACTTTAGCAATTTCTGAAACTACATTTTTATATTGCTCAGACCATTCGTCATCATCATTTTCCTCGATGTCCTCATCGTCATCGAGATCATCATAGGAGGCAGTAATTGCCTTTTTATCCAACTTTTCAACAATCTTCTTGGCGGATTCAGTCGTGATGGTTTCTTCTACATCATCGTCATCACCTTCAAGTGCATCAAG